GAGATTTAGTTTTTTTTTGTAACCTTTATTGTTTGTAATACATATGAAGGGACTTTTGCCCACCCACGCCTTTTTGGGGAGATTTTACGATTATGAACAGTTAATTGTTCACTAATTTAACATTTACACACACCTGTATTATCACAAATAATATCTCTAATTATATTATTTACATTAGTGTATTGGTATTCAGGTAATTGGGTTTTACCTTCTTGTAATTCTTGAAGTGCTCTTCCTGCAGGTTTCATAAAGGCACCATGTGTTGATGGAGTAGATACAAAATCAAAACATAATAACTCAAAATCATCTTGTACCTCTACAGTACCATTACCATTTTCTTGTACAGAACCCATTCCACGAGAACTAATACCAACAGTAATTCCATTTCTGAATAATTCTTTAAGTATATTACCTGCTGGAGTAGATAATATTTCAACCTCTCCATATACATCGTCACCGACCATTTTAACTTTTGTAACATTATGTGATACGTTTTGTAAATTTATTACCGAAGATTCAGGATGATCTAATTCTCCTAACGCCCTTCTTTCTTTTATAGGACCTTCAGCATACTTTTTTATTTCTCTTTCTAATATTTCTCTAGGATAAATTCTACCATTTTGGTTTTTAGCTTCTGCCCTCTGTATAACACCTTTAACAACTAAGGATTTATTTTCCTTTATAGATGCTTCTACTAATCTTTTATCTACTGTAAATGTTCTATATTCTGTTAATAACATAATTATATTTCTTTATACCCCATGTAAGCTTTTTTCTTTCTTCTTTTATTATCTCCGAAAGCATAAGGTGTAGCATAAGCGGCACTATTACCTGTAGATATAGTAGTACCAGTACCTGTTACACTAGCCTCTTCTACATCTCTATATTTTTTTCTAACATGTGTTCTAAACTTATTAAATAAATCTTTTAACTCTTCTGATAAATTATATAATACCATATCATCAGGATTATCATCAGATAATTTTTTAAAATCTATTGCTTCTGCTTCTAAATCAGCAATCATTTTAGTAAATGAACGTTTATATACTACTTTAGATTTTACTTTACCAGTTTCGGGATCTGCGGGTTCATCTACTAAGTAATAATCTTTAGCACCCGTTTTTCCTTTATTACCACGAGCTGGATCTCTGTCTTTTTTTAATTCACTAAAAACAGATTCATTAATATTATATATATCAACAAGTTTAACCATGAATATTTTTTAATTCATTTACTAACTCATAATAATTAAGTAAATTAATAACATTATCATCATTAACATGGGATTTTTTACATAATGGTTTTATCATGTTTTTAGTTTCATTTAATTTAATAATAACTGCTTTATCATTTACTTTTTTTGTATAATTAGTAATAGTTTTTTTTACTTTAGTTATTTCCTTATTTATATAAGTTTTAAGATCAGGACTATTAGTAACACTGTTAACATATTCTTTTAATAATGTTTTTTGGTTTAATCCTAAACCACTATATTTTTCATTAAATTTTTCAAGTAATACTTTATATGTAAGTAATCTAGTATCCTTATCATATTTAATATAATCTTCTATTACAATACTTTTTTTAGGTTTATCTTTTAAAGTTTTACCTGTAATATGTTCTAATAGAGTTACTTTAGAATTAACAATAGATAAAGGAGAGGCCTCATTATTTTCTAATAAATTAAAAATTGAAGCCATTACTTTATAATTTGAAATTTTAGATTTGAAAAAATTATTAATATTAAAGTTTTCTTTAATTTCTTTAATTAAATTATATTTTTCTCTCCTTAACTGACTTTTATTTAATTTTTTATAAGCTTCCGTTAATGTATTTATTAATATAGTAGCTTTACTTTCCTCTTTAAACTTTTTACCTATAAATGTATGATATATTTTATATTCTTTTAATAAAGCGGAATCACCACTGAAATATTTTTTAATAATAGTTAAAGCTTGAGGTTTATTACCTGCAATAGTATCTGCTGTTAATTGTCTCGTAAGGAGTTCAAATAAAATTCCAGTATTCTTGTACTTAGAATGTTTTACTTTCATTGTTTATGTATAAATTGCAATTTATCTATATATAAATATAGACTTTTTTTTAAGACTTAATATTCTTCTCAGATAAAAGTCCGCTTTCTTCTTCTTCCTTTAATACTTGTTTTTTATTACGAATCTTTTGTAAAGATTTTTTTAAATTTAAAGCTTCAAAAGTAGAAATTTTATTACCATCTGATGGTTTTTCCTGTCTAGAAGATGATTGTCCCTGTTTGCCTAAAGGATCTCTACTAAAATTACTTTTATCAGAACCATACTTAGTTGGATCGATTACTGGACGACCTGGCTCTTTTTCATCATATCCCGATGGAACTTGTGCTGGTCCCACTGCTTTATCCCTTTTATTGCCATATAATGAAGCTAAGTCATGGGGAGTACCATATGATATACCTGATTCTGTAGGATCATTACCTTCATTTTCAATTTGAGATATTCTAAATTTATGCATAGCATCATCTACTTGTTGTTCTTTTTCATCTTCATATTCATCGGGAGATAAACCAAACACATTTTCCATTACCCAATCTTTTGAAAATAAACCTTTATCCATCATATCACCTGCTACAGTAGTTTTAGCAGTAAATAATTCTATTTTTTCTTGTTCATAAATAACGGAAGGTGTAGTTAACTCTAAAGAAAAATCTACTAATTGTTCATCATCAAAACCTTGAGAATATAAATGTACTAATGCTATTTTAGTTAATTCTGATTCTACAATTCTCTGAACACGTTCTACTGTTCTGGCAAATCTAACATCCATACCTGCTAATGTAGATTTACCTTCTACTCCTTCTTCATATCCTAAATATGGTTTAGGTATTTTTAAAGCAGCCATCATTTTATTTTTTAAATACTCTATATCCTGAGTACCATCATAATCTAAACCTTTAGTAGTTTCTATTCGAGTTGCATTATCATTACCTCTAACTGGAATATAAAAATCCTCAGTTATATTTTGCATATTATATTTTAAATTATAGTCACCGGTTTGTTGATCTATATATGGAGTTTTTTTCATTTTATTAACAGTTTCATTCATAAACTGTTCTACTTGTTCTGGTGGTATAGCTCCTACATTTATGTAAAAAGTTCTTTTTTCAGGTGCTCTCATAATTCTATGAATTAACATAGCATCTTCCATTAATATTAATTGTTTAAATACTTTACGAGCTGGTTCTAAAAAAGCTCTACCATATGGAAGGTAATTAGAGTCAGTAAGTAATCTAAAGTGTGCAACTTCATAATTTTCAAGTTGAAATTGGTCCCTTCTAATAGTATTAGTAGCACCACTAGCTAAACCATTTGGATCAAGTGTAAATCTAGTATAAGAGGGATTTTCGGGATCTGTTCCTTCTTCTCTTACTACTTCGTATACAGATAAAGGTATAACATTGTATACTCCAAATTTTTCAGATACTTCTAGTTTAAGATAAAAATCACCATACTTACACATATTTCTAATCCATGTAGATAAATTAAATTCTACATTTAAAACATCATAAAATAAATTATTAAGTACTTTTCTTATATTTTCATTAGATGAATTTATATTTAAAACTTGACCATATTCATTTCTAGAAGTAGTTTCATCTGATATAATATCTAAAGCGGCCGCTATTATAGGGTCATGATCCATAGCTTCATAATCACTATAAAGCTGTAGTCTCATAGACTGATAATTTAATGTAGGGTTATATTGTAATGATGATCCCACGGGTTTATGTAAACGTGTAAATCTATCATATAAAGAATTAGTAGCTAAATTTCCATACTTTTGGATTCTAGCCGTATCCATTACTTTTAGTCTTTTTCCTCCTACATTTCTTATGATTACATCACTTGAAAATAGTCGTGATAATCTTGAAAATAAACTAGTATCTGCCATATATTGTTTTTTTATACATATTAATCAAGAAGCCAAGTCAAATCCTGCTGACCATTTTCTCCTAAATCTTGAATCCATCCTGCTTCTTTTTTATTTGCTCCGCCTGTGTAAATACCAGGAGTGCTTTTTCCTAAATTTCTTATTGTAGCTCTTGTTAAATCTATTCCTTGTTGTGCAAATTTAAGTGCCGTATCCCTTACATAACAACCTGTTGCTAGGGACATAACTAAATCATCATTATATCCTATTTGGGCTTCTGCTCTTCCATTTTTCCAAATAAAAGTTCTTAATTCCTCTAATGTTCTTTTTCCCTGTATTGTTACTGATTTTTCCCTCATATAGGCATCTAATTTACCTATAGTTAAAGGTCTAGTTTTCATACTCATTGTAAAACCAGGAACCATTTTAGATGTATCAGTTACATCGTAACCTTTAGCTAAAAACGCTTCTGCACTTGTTCCAGCATCTCCCTTTGGAGAATAATATAAATTATTATATCCTTTATCAATTACTATTTGAATAGTATTCCATCCTATATTAGCATTTTCTATAACTAATAAAGCATTATTATATTCTGTAGCAATAGCTACTAACATATGACCATATTCTTTAGTACCTATTTGGCCTTTAAATTCACCTATTTGTTTAGCTTCCTCTATATCAATAATATGAAATGCAGAATAATCTTTAGAATCACCTCTGGCTACATCTGCTACAATCATATATTTTCTAGTATAATCTGGATATTCCCAAATATGAAGATTACCCTCTATACCTCTTTTTTCTACTGGTTCCGATAAAAACGTTTTTTCATAATAAGTTAAAAGTTCGGGATCAAATACAGTATTACCAGAAGTTGTAAAATCACAATCGCATTCTTGTGCTGCCATTCTACCTCCTAATTCTGCATCTTGTTGGTCTCTCCATTTTTGGTCTCTTTCGGGATGAACAGTCCATGGTAATTTTATAGGTAAAAACCCATTTTGATTTTCTTGTGCTTTAACCCACATTCTATGAAAAAAATTACCTGTACCATTAGGTGTAGATAATACAATAGCTCTACCTCCAGTTGAAAGTGTTTGTTGTGATGATGCCCAAATATCTTCTATCCTATTTTCTTCAATAAAAGCAGCTTCATCTATTATAAGTAAAGAAATTGCTTCTGATCTACCAGCATCACTTGCAGCTGATACTGCTTTAATTTGAGAACCGTTTTTTAGTCGTAGGGCTAATTTATTTTTTTCAACAAATCCAATTTGTAACCAAGAAGGTAAATTATCATACATATATTTTACTTTAGTTACTAAGTTTTTAGCTGTATCTTGTTTAGTAGCTACTACTAGTACATTTTTATCTTTCTGAAATACCATCATCCATAGGGAAATACCCGCTGATAACGTAGATATACCTAATTGTCTAGATTTTAGAATAATATTTCTATCATTTTTATTTAATAATGTTAATACTTTTTCTTGAAAAGGAAATAAATTAAATTGTATTCTACCCCTAGTAGGGTGTTGTATAAAACAATATTTTTTCATAAAATAAACAGGATCTTTAGCACATTTAATATACTCCTGTTTTATTATTTGTTTTATATTAGTATTAGCCATGTGGTTATACGTATTGAGCTACAGTATTTTTAATTTGCTCTATACGTTCTTTAGTAGTACCTTTAATAGTAATAATTTTACTATTCCCATGCATTTGTATTATTGATTTTATTTCTTCATCTATAGCCATTCTATACTCTGCATTTGTTTCTCTTACACCATTATCTTCTATTTTTACACCTTCAGGTGAAACATAAAATAAAATATCATATTCTTTCATTAAAGGTTGAATAGTAGCACCTAAAAAATATTTTTCATGTTTTTCCATTGATTTAGATAAATTAGCAAATGCAATAACATCTATTATTGTTCTATCAGTTATAATTTTTTCTTGCATTAATTCACTTGCCCTTTCAGCAGCAAAAACTAATTGACCTTTTAAAGTTGAATCTGTATTCAATGGAATACCCATTTCCATAAGATATTTAGAACGTTCTGTTCTAAATGTATAATCTTTAAATTCAGATAATTTTTTTAATTCATTTACTAATGTAGTTTTACCTACACTCATTGTTCCACAAAAACCTATTTTCATATTAAAATCTTGCTACTCCTTTAAATGCAGGGTTTTTATACCAAGGTAACCCCTCTTTACCTTTCATAATTTCATTCCAAGTTTCATAATCATATTTAATACCATTTAAATAATATTCCTTTCTTTTT